AACTGACGAACGCCAGCCTGAACGTATAGATCAATCTCAGCTTTTTGAGATACGGTCCAGTCGTCGCTGTCACCACCATATCCAAGATAAAGACCGACAGCTTTCATCAAGTCGTCGTAAGCAATAGACAGCGTTGATTCAGCCATAACTAATCACCTTTAAGAGGGGTTACATTGCTTTCTATTATGTCTGCCAACATAGAAACAGTTGCGATCCCCTCAGCAGACAGTCTGCCGGGAGAAACCATGTCTTTACGTTTTTTAAACGCCTTGTATGCTGACACCAAAACATTAGGTAAAGGTTCCTTAAAACCCATAGCAGCAAATTTGCTGATCGCATCTTCGTCAATACGGGTTTCAGGTTTAGCCTTTTTACTCTTTTGCTCTGTCATGTAAACTCCTTTAAAAAAAAGGGACCAGACCGAAACCCGGTCCCTTTTGGTTAATTATTATTTACTATGCTTCGGTAGCATCACCAAGAACATCGGTCACAGCCCATGTAGCGCCATTGAACTGAAAATACACTTGATCGCCAGCAGCGTCCATAGCATTTACTTCAGCAAGGGCAAGAAGTGTGCCATCAGTATGTCTGACAGTCTGAATACCGTTTGTAGCGAGGTCTATCACGAGGGTACTTGTTGTCAGAGTTCCAAGGACGATAAAGCCCTTTTTCTCTCCGATAAAAGTTCCCTGTGCGAAAACAATGCTTAAATCAGCACCGTAAGTAATTCCGCCACAGACATAAGACAGGCCACCCTTCATGTAGGTAGGAGTTGCATTACCAGCGTTCAGATCACTCATAAAATCAACACCACCGCACTCATCACCAGTCAGCAGATCAGCCTGACAAGTAGGATTGCCAGTATAGAAGAAACCAGTAGCCGTAACAGCACCAGCCGGAGTTCCAACACAGCAAGACGCAGCCAGAACGACAACATCTGCACTTGTGATTGAAGCAATAACGTGCTTGCCCGGTACGACATATTTGGTAGCATCTTCCATCTCTCCACCAAGCAGACAGAGAGTGTCTCCTGCAGCCGCACCATGAGCAACGAGCGTCACAGTTATACCGTCAGTTGCTATTGAGATCGCACCTGTCATGCTGGCTTTAAGAACAGCCGTCTTTGTCTGGCGAGGAATCGCAGAGCCACGACCTTTATACTTTCCAGTATAAAAACGACCAGCTTCTCCACCAGTCCCAGCGATAAAGGACAGCAGTCCGGTACCGATAACAGTGTCAACGCCAAGAGCAATCTTAACGCCCTTGCTGCCTGGGACATAAATCTCGATCAACTGGCCAGTTGTTCTTGCAGGATAGCTACGAGCAGCAACACCGGCAAAAGCCATATTGTTTGTAATACTTGGACGTTCAACACGATTTCCGCGTCTTGCGTCATAATCAGTTGCCGCACCACCAGAAGGCATATAATCAGCATTGTAACAAACCGCTTCGCCCTCTTTCAGAGCGTCAGTTCCCTCAAACCATACCCACTCAGCTATGATATTGGGACCTTTTGAATGTCCATTTAAACTTGCGTCCATTTTAATACTCCTTTTCAAACAATTTACGTTTTACATCATTCACTTCATTTACCGCTTTTCAAACTATTACGCTTTGTAAAAAACTGTCTGACGACGAGGATCGGTACAAACAACGTTTAAGGTCGCGTCAAGGTCAATCCGGCGAACAAGATGCTTACCCGGTACCATGTACGGAGCAGTCATGTTGTTTTCCCAACCAGCCATAACACCAACAGCCAACCACTTCCAGTCCAGCATATAAATAGGATCTGCACTGTCATCATCCAAGTACGGAACATATGTAATCGGAGTAGACTTAAACATTGTGCGCCCGTCTTTACTCGCCAGGTCGTTCCCGAGGTTCATGTTATTTTTCTCAAGAGTTTCCTCAAAAAGACCAATAACATCATTGTTGCAATAGATACCATTCTGCATACCGCCCAGGTCAGGAGTAGCGTGGGAAACTGGAGAGCGGAACCGGCTCTTACGATGAGCTTCACGCATACTTCTGATCAAGTCAGTCGAGTCTTCTGGGTTAGTATAAAGACCACTGTAATTCTTGTACCGAGAATAGGTCTCAGCACTAATTCCACCTTTACCATCAGCAAATCCAGCAGGATTTCCACCAGTAAAACCAGTGACCGCATTCCTTGTTACCCAATACGCGATTCCGTAAGGAGTCTTCGTATCGGTTGAGTCGTCCGGTTTTGACCAGAGAATGTCTTCCAGAAACTCATAAAAAGAAACCATCATCCCGACATACTTGGTTTTGATGAGATCAACAATGGCAACACCACCGCGCTGAAAAGCTTTTTCACGCTGATCGTAAAGGTAATGAGCATTTACATGCCGAGGAGCAACCTCACCTTTAACCATTGTATCATTCATACTTGAGCCGTCGGTTTCGTACAGGCCAACAGTTCGGGCAGAATGATTGTGATCCATCTGGATCTCAAATTCCCAATTCTCGCCGCCTTCAAATTTCTTTTTCTTGCCTTTCCACATTTCCCGGACGGCAACATGATCAGTAAGATCAGTCTGCATATCCACGAAAGCACCACGTTTCACAAGCTTGTTCTGTGTCAGCAGAACAGCATCATCTATTTCACTAAAAGATAGGCCCATTTTTTAGGCTCCTTCCATTATTTTTTAAAATACTTGTCGTCAAGCTCTTGAGCAACCTCGTCAAGAGCGTTCATTTTCACCTTAGTTTTTTTACCTTCAGAACGAATTGTATGCTGATTTTCCCGTTTTTCCAGTTTATCGTTTTTGACACTCAAAGCCGATTCTCGGGTTTCTGCGCTCAAAATCACACCAACCGCCTGCTCAAAGACTTCGCTGGATGAGATTTCCTGTCCTTTCGCCTTATAACCAGATTCAAGAATATCATACATGTTGCGCAGAGCTTCGCGTTTTACCGCCTGAGGACTATTTGGATCAAGTTTCCCTTTTCCAACAGCCTTCACATAGGCTTCGCCAAGATCGTCAACCTTTTTATCAAAAAGTGATTCTGAAGATTCTTGGCCTCTCTTATTCAAAGCCTCAATCTCGCTCCGCTGATTACGAATAATATTTTTCATGGTTTTAAAACCATCAACAATCTTATCATCGTACTCCTCAGGGTCAAAGTCAGGAATTGCGTCAAGAGGATCAACAATCTCTTCGTCCGGCTTAACATCACCATCTTTCGGCTTGTCTGTTTTATCCATCAGATCCAAGTTTCTTCCCAGGGCTTCCGCATCCTGAAAATCTAAAGCATCCGCTAGAGACATCCCAGCCTTTACCGCTCTCGTCAGGAGTTCATCCGGAATAGGAGCAGGTTCTTCGTCAGGCTTGATTTCATCAGGTTTGATTTCATCAGGCTTAACATCTTCTGGCTTAACGTCATCAGGTTTGATTTCGTCAGGCTTAACGTCATCAGGGGCCTTGCCGTCCTGATCTTTATCTTTAGCGTCATCAGGTGTCGGGCCATCGCCAGCGGCATCTTCGTTCGCACTAATATCAGTCATTATATTTTCAACACCAGCGTCAATCTCAGAGGTTAGTTCTTCTGAAATACTGGTTTCTGGTTCCTCTTTTAAAACTGCGTTTTCTTGAGACATTATTGGTCCTTTCCTGATTCTTCCCACTGATTAACGGCCTCAGCAACTTCCTGCCGAGCTTCTTTAATTTCTTCGTCAGTTATAATATCGCCCATCCTTACACGACGAGCCAGTTCTGCGTGTTTGGCTGCAACGCCAACACCCTCACAAATTAAGTCTAAAATTAAGATCATACTTGAAGCATCCATACTACCTTCCCCCCTTCTCATACAAAGCCAGTTTACTTATAATTGACTGAAACATACTTTTGCTTACCGTGTCAACAGGTATTTCAGCCAAGACGTTTGCATGCCAGTCGTCAAGAACATCCCGGCCAGCACTTATTAAGATAGAAATCTTCTCAACACTGGTCTCATTAAAAACACCTTCTTTCCTCATGGCAGCCAAACTCCGGACAATAGCAGCAAAAGTTTCCTGAGCAGCAACGCATTCAGCCCGTGGATCTTTATGGATATCTTGATATGTCGCGCATCCTACCGGGACCATTAGAGCGATAAAAAGCAACAAAACAACAGTAACGTTTCCTTTGTTTTTCTTAGTGTAAACCGGCAAAATATTAACCCCCTGGGTTAAGTCGAATCCAAAAACTTTTCCAACAACCTTAAGAAAACCAGCCACATTGTCGAGAGCGGCATTGTCCGCCGGAGTTGGAGTTAGGTTGACGATCAATCGAGCCAACGAATAAACAGCTCCAATTATTGCAAAAATTTCAACATAATGATTTGTAAGCCATTCCATTTTTTATCTCCGTTAAAGATTAATAAAAACTATTGTTATCATGAATACCCCTCACGCTTAACGCTTTCCGACGATGAGAAGAGCTGGTGTAAACTGGATCACCGTCTTTAGTCACCTCCGTCGGGACACCCTTTTCCGCTAAATGAGACCTTAAAGCGCCAGCCTGTTCAGCATTAACCCCAGAAGCGTAACAGGTCATCGGCCAACCTTTTGGAGAGGCAGACTTCACCCCTTCAGACCTAAAGCTCCGCTTCGCCATTACGACACCCTCATCAGGGTCTGCATGAGTAATGTGCCGAGGAGCTTTCCCGATCGGAAAAGTTCGCTCGGTCACGGTTCCTTTTGGGGTTTCATAACAATAAATTGGCATACTACTCATCCTCCAAAATATACCAGTCATCGTCCAGCATGTCGGACTGTGAAGCAAGCCAGCCGGGAATCCACTCTTTTTGAGCATTAAACATCGCAAAATAGGGTTGGCAGTTAAGAGGCTGATCCTCTCCGATAAACTTCGCCGTCCGGTCGTTAACTTTCCGGTTTGTGTCTGCAGTGTCGTAAGGAGGCAACATCAATGGCGGCATGTAAACAACAAACATATCTTTACCATTCCATTTTTTACGCGCAATCTTGCAACCTCGTTTAGCGGCCTCGATCGCATGACCAAAAGTCAAGGCGTTTAACGGCTGATTAGACCTTTCAAACTGTTTCTTAGGACACCAAGACTCGTACCCGTCAACATAAACAACTAAAAACCCATCATCCGCCGGATTTTCATCTTTAGGGATAGTCCAACCTCGATATTTATTATAAGCCCCCAAGGTCATCTCTTCACCGTCTACAATTTTAACTCCAAGATATCTCATTAACTCACTCTCCGTCCTATGGTTTCAGATTCTGCAGGTTGTGGGTTTCCACCCATCAAAACCTGCGATAAAGCATTATTCTTCTGACTTCTATTTGCCCCTGGCCGGTTAATTCTCTCATATGTATGTGTCGTATTAGCCGGTTGCGGGTTTGGGTTCCCACCTACCTTCCCCTGCTCTGGAGGCATACCCTGAAACTGCACCATTTCTGCAAGTTCTGGGAAGTTACTAAGTTCAGCCACAAGATCAAGGATAGACTTCACGTCAACCGTCCCGCCCTGCTGCTGAATAAAAGGCATTAAAGGCATGACATATTGCTGAACAATCTGCCCGAGTTTCTGCAATCTTGTTGCCGGGGAGTTGTCCTGCATTGAATAAACATCAATATCAAAGTTATAATCAAGGAAGTCACCTTCCCGAGTTTCTGCCGACCATGTTACCGGAACCGAAAGACCGGTTTTCCCGATTGGTTTTTCTACCTGCCTTTTCCGGACAGGATCTGTCCACTCATACCACGCCAGAGCTTCAAAAATCCCCTTTGCAAACTTAATCGTTTGCTGTGACATATCCTGAGCACGAGCGCCAGAAGCTTCCGAGATCAGCTTGTCTTGGCCGACCGTATCGGTAGAAGGTCCAAGCCCACCTAGAGCGTTCAAGTTTCCACCAAAATAATCAAACAAATCCTGAACTTGTAAAAAGAAAGCTAAAGACTGATTGTCAATTCCACCAACTGTTATGTTTTCAGGTTTCTGGCCACCGTATTTCATACCATCACCATCTGAAGCTATCTTTAAGTTTTCAACGCCGTCATCATCCCCAGAAAAAGTTACAACGGTTTTCTTTGCGTCGGCTTGTTTACTGAGTTTCCGAAACAAAGCGTTTCCGAGTTCATGCAAATCTAACCATAGAGCGACCGGAGGAATAGGCATAAGGTTCCCAGGAACGTCTGAGAATCCAAGAACATGATAAGGACCACCCTTAGGGCCATCCCAATCCATAACACGGAGCTCTTGCCCTGTTTTAACCGCATAGGTTACAAGCTGGTTTTCAGTGTGAACATAAACATCTCGAAGCCAAACCTTTTCTTTATAAAGATCAGCACCCTCATCGACAGTAACGCTTTCAGCTCTGATTTCGCCCTGATCACCGGTTATAGTATGATCGTCTGCAACAAGCTTTTTTCCAAACATCTTTTCAGCAGTGTCACGGGCCATCCAATAATCATTACCCTCAAACTGAATAGACTCCCTACTTTTGGCCGACATGTCACAAAAATAATCGTCGATAGTTATTAGGTCGGCATAAGACTCACCAATGTCATGCCCAAGGACTGCTACACCACTATTGCAAATTCCAACTTTTACGATCGCAAACGAAAACAAAGCTTCAAGGACCGCCCGGCGAAGAGTTCCGCCCAGGTCGATTTCTTCAGGTATCTGATTGATTGCGATTTCGGTCGTTTTTGCAAAAGGTCTTAGCGCTGCATTTTTTGTTGTGACCGTTGCA